CACCCTGGTGGACAGACCGGCTCAATGTATTGGTTGGTCGGCAGCATGGATGACGCCACCACGCTCTACATTGCCGAGGGTTTTGCGACAGCAGCCACCATTGCCGAAGTCACAGGCCAGCCCTGCGCGGTGGCTTACAGCGCCAGCAACCTAGTGCCGGTGACGGGCATCCTAAAGGAAGGCCACCCGACGCTGGACATTTGCATAGTGGCTGACCATGACGCCAGTGGAGTTGGGCAACGCTATGCCGAGCAAGCCAGCGCCAAGTATGGGGTACGCATGACAACACCGCCAGTGCCGGGGGATGCTAATGATTACGTCCAAGCGGGGCATGACTTGGCTCTGCTGTTGAAGCCGTCAACTTCTGAATACAAACTCAACAAATTTATCATTACAGCTTCGCAGCCTGCACCGATCTCATGGCTTGTAAAGCACTGGATTCAGGACAAGGCGCTGGTAATGATTCACGGCCCTAGTGGCGGCGGTAAGACGTTTGTGGTGCTGGATTGGATGTTGCACATTGCTAGTGGCAAAGCCACTTGGTTCGGCCACAAGGTCAGACCCGGCAACATTGTTTATTTGGCAGGCGAAGGGCATCACGGTTTAAAAAGCAGGCTTGCAGCTTGGGGGCATCAAAACAATATTTCTGATCCAAGTTTTTGGTCATCTGAGGCTGGATGTGACCTCAACACTGCCGAGGGCTACCTGAAAGTGGTGGAGGCCATACGGGCGCTCAAAATCAAGCCTGATGTGATTACGGTGGACACTTTGCACCGCTTCATGGCCGGTGATGAGAACAGCGCCCAAGATGCCAAGACCATGCTGGACGCCTGCGCTGCACTTATGCAAGAGTTTGGCTGCACGGTAATTCTGGTTCACCACACAGGCGTCAGCGAGGAGGCCCAGCACCGGGCGCGTGGCTCATCTGCATGGCGCGGCGCATTGGACATTGAGATCAGCGTCATACCCGCCAAGGGCGACAAGTCCATTGAGATTGTGCAGCGCAAAAGCAAAGACGCCGAGATGGCAGCGCCAGTCTATGTTGACTTGGAGTCGGTGGCGATACCTGGTTGGTTTGATGAAGATGGCGAGGCGGTCACCAGTGCAGTGGTCATTAAAGGTGAAGTGCCTGAGTCCAAGCAAAAGGATAAGTCGCTGGGGTTTGCCGACTTTGAGAAAGCCTGGTGGTCATCAGGTGCTGAAGATCGAGGTGGCGCACCTTACCTTACCAAGTCAGTGATGCGCGATTGGGCTGTTGCCAACGGTATTTCAAACTTTCCTGGCGCAAAGGCAGATGGCTCACGCCGAAACTTGATTGATGGCAAGGACGCTCGCTACATCAACAATTTGATAGATGCCAAGCTGATTGAAGTTCATGAGAACGGTTGGATCGTGATTGAAGAAGGTACACAAGGCCAAATGATATTGGATAAAAATTCCAAATAACAAACTACTTGTGCTAAACTTCTTGACATGAACCGACTAACCCAACTCAAAGCTAAGTTGAGGGCTGCCCAAGCCGAACTTGCAATCCGCACCCGGACGCACAACAGTGCGAGTCGGGCTTACAACAAGGTGACCGCCCATATCACCGAACTGGAGAAACGCATTGCTGACTTGGAGAAAATTTCAAAGTAACCTGCCCAACTACACCGAGGCTGACTTGTTGGCCTTGCTGGATGAGGAAAGACTAAAGCACCGTAGAGTGACTATGCTGGAGCGTATCCACCAACGCTACTGCACCATGAGAGCCAACCGGGAACGGCTGGAGATACTAAAAGAAGGAAAACGACCATGACATTGACGCAACAATTCAAGCGGATAACCCGCCGCCTTACGCCCGTTGAGATGGCGGCCACTGAACTTGCAGAGGCAGAACTGCACCGCCTGGAAGCGCATAGTGCGGTGGAGTACGCCACCAGTGTGGTCAGCTACGAAGACGCTAGGATCAAACGCCTGCGGAAGTTCTTAACCGATGCGGAGAAGGCAGTATGAGCATCTGGCCCTTCCCAACTGAACTACCGCCTAATCGGCCTGTACCGCCAATGCCTTTCAACCCTGCAAACCATGAAGAGAGTCCGCTATGAGTATTTTGGAAGAGATCAAAGTCAACCGCACACCGACGCACATGGTGCGCCCCGCTGGGCTTGAGTTGCAGAAGAAAACCAAGGAAACGCTTGGGCCATACGTGGAGAGGCCGAAGCAACCCGGCGAGGTTAAGGCAGCAGAGAACGACCTGTGGCGGCGAGGCCACTACAAGACAGGTGACGGTGACTACACCGCCCAAGTGCCGAGAGTAGGTAGCCTTGTGGCTTTCAGCTTGCCATCAAAGGGGAATCGGACATGACACAACCAGAATCCATGAAACGCGCAATAAAGCTGGCGCTACGCCTTGAAGGATTTGGACAGAACGAAGCCGCTGCTGAACTGCGCCGCTTGCATGAGGTGAATCAGGAACTGCTGGCGGCGTTGAAGCTGGCCGAGCCTCTGCTTCAAGCAATGCTAAACAACATCGTTAGATATCTTCCGCAGTACGAAAAAATGCCAGCACTAGATCAAGTCCGTGCTGCAATAGCTAAAGGAGAACAGAAATGAACGACGATGAGATTGAAGACCTCTACAAACCCGATTGGGTAGCACTTGGAATTGCCACTGTGATCTCGCTGGTGTCGCTTGCGGCACTTGCTTTCTTCATTGGGTACTTGACATGAACAAAGACGACATTGCGCGTATGGCGCGGGAGGCTGGAGGGTTGCCTGATCCGATGGTATTTATCAGGGCTTACGAGCGCTTTGCCCACCTTGTTGCCGCACACAAGACCGAGGTTGCCATTGCCGAGGCGTACCGATGCGGCCACAAGGACGGGATGGAAGCAGCACAGCCAGAGCAGGAGCCAACTTGGGTAGGTTGTGGAGAATGTGATTGTAGTTTTCCATGTACTAATGGACAAACACGTTGTATTCGATTGAAGGAGAAACCATGACTAACTTAAGACAAGCCGCGCAGCAGGCGCTGGAGGCGCTGGATGATGAGCGTTATGTGACCAAGTACACGCACATCGTAGATGCAATCACCGCCTTACGCAAAGCACTGGAGCAGCCAGAGCAGGAGCCGGTGGCGTCTGAATACATTGGATTACCGGTTGCTTATCAGTACCTCTATCCAGATGGTGAGTGGCGCTGTTCCTATGGCGACCCAATAAACGGAAGCAGGCCAATTACATCACGCGCCCTATACGCGAGAAAGGATGGTAAGTAATGGATATTTTGAAACGCATTGACCAAGCGCAGCAGTTTTGCACGTTTTATGCGGATGGTGCTTATTCCGTTGAAACTGAAAAATGGAATCATCATGTCAATCCTGAATTTATTGAGGACATTCGCCAGTACATTGAATCACTGCAACTCAAGCTGATGTACCTTCAAACTCAACAAGCACACAAGGCTGTATGCAAAAGCGAATCCTACGACATGATTGATCGCTTTCTACGCAATAACCTGTATGACGATGACTATGATTCATACTCAGAGGCTTTACACGAAGTTGCCACCACCCCACCCGCAGCACAGTGGGAACGCACTAGCGCCAGTTTCAACGACTGGTGGGACAGCAACATCATGCCCCCTTCAAATCCTTTTGCCGAAGGATCAGCAGCGTATTGGGCATGGGCCGGGTGGCAAGCAGCACAGCGCCCGTGGCAGGGGCTGACGAATAAGGAAATTGCTGAAATACTTTGTGATGATCGTTGGCAAATGCGACCTGAGTTAATGTTGCTGGCTTGTCAAGCCAAGCTAAAGGAGCGCAACACATGAAAATAGCAATCAGTGAACTGGAACATCTGCGTGAAGAGATAAAGAACTGCCACCAGATCATTAAAGACTTTCAAATGAAGCGTGAGTGGGTAGGGCTGACGGATGAGGATGTAAACAGAGAGTCCGCCATGATCCCCTTAAAAATGAAGCTGGCATTTCACGCCGGGATGTATGTGGCTCAACAGATTCTGAAGGAGCGCAACTCATGAATGAACAAGAAGTAAAGCCCTGCAAGTTTGTAAACGGGGCTTGCATACATTGCGAAGCTACTAAACGCGATGGTTGTGATGGCTGGTTTAGTTCGCCCAAGCGTGAGTGGGTGGGGCTGACGGATGAGGAGATCAAACACCTTTATCCGTATGGCAGATCAGTGTGGGGTAAGGAAACATATGAGGCTATTGAAAAAGCCTTGAAAGCTAAAAATGATCACTGAAGACGATGAGTTTGAGCGCATTGAGCGTGAGATCAAGTTCCGTCTGGACAGCACTCGCACGGCAGTGGTGTCCGATGATTATTACTGGATACCGATTGACGAACACACGCCCACCGGGGTCAAGGTCTTGCTGCTTGGGCGTAGCGGAGTAGCGACAATGGGCCACTACGAAGCACTGCCGGGTACGCAGTTCTGGACGCACTGGGCGGCACTACCACGAAAGAAGCCATGAGCGCAAAGCGACCCGGCGAACCGTTGAGCGTGTTTTACAGCATCAAGCTAACCCAGACTCAGCGCATCCAATTGATTAAACTCGGTGGCCCCGAATGGATAAGGAATCAAATTGAACGATCTACCGAACTTCCCAGCTTGGGAGAGAACGACACTGGACAAGTTCGCCCTGGACGCTTACCAAAGGCTACAAGCCCAGCAAGAGGCACTTGAGCAACTCAGGGGTGACCTGCGGGATGCTATGAACCTACTCAGGATAAAAACAGTGAGCGTTCGTCCTGTCGACGTTTAACTAATCCTGGCAAAACTTTACCACCCCCCCTGGTGAACTTTAGGAACTCATCTGCCGCCGCTTCAATCTCACCCCTAAGAACCTTCTGACGGAGGGTGCTGCGCTGTAGCGTTCCCAGACCAACATTGAAAGCAAAGCTGACGCAAGCATCGAATTGGCCTTGGGTAAGAGCCACGGGAATAAGCTGGGCCACACCGCGCTCAAAGCGCTGGAGATCGGCTCTAAGAATTCCATTTACTTCGTCTTTTGAAAACGTGCGATTGTCTTCTGGGCGAAGCGGGTAAGCGCCTCTTTGATCCATTGGTATCTTAGCTTGTTCGGGGTACAGAACATGGCCGACACACGCAGTCCAGAGCAGAGCCGGGCATCTGTATGGTTTGAACCTAACGCCTTCATGATGTTTTATAAGCTCAATTGCTTTTAGACTAGTTTGCATTTGTACAAATGTCCTGCTATAGTATTGACACTATGAACCCAATAAAAGTTATTGAAAAAGGCGCTTCTTGGCTTGTTTACCAAGACGGAAGCATATGGAATGAGGCCAGAACCCGCACGACCAATCGTGTCCGCAACGGCATAGAGCAGACTTTTACCAGCAATTATCCATCCGTCAAACTTTCCCCGTTTTTGAACCGCAACGGGTATTTGGTGGTGTCTACATTGAAAGATGGCAAAAGGCCAAAAGTTTTTGTTCACCGACTGATTGCAATGTGTTTTGTGCATGGGTACAGGCCGCACCTTACCGTCAACCACATCAACGGCATCAAAACGGACAACAAGCCAGAAAATCTTGAGTGGGTTACTTTGGCGCAAAACACCAAACATGAATGGGAAACGGGCCTTGTTGATTTGCGCGGAGAAAAACAGCCCAATCACAAACTTACACAAAGACAAGTGATGCACATTCGCAAAGCCCTGCGTCTTGGTGTCCCAGCCAACTCCTTGTCCATCATTGCCAATGTAAGCCCGTCCACCATCTACTTTATTGAAAAAGGCAAACGATGGGCCAGCATTGACAATGATGAATGAGTCCATTAAATTTTTGTTTCGTCTAATTTGTGATCGCCGCACCAATCATTTACAAAAACAACGGGGTATCCATTCATTGTTGGCGCATGACGGCGGCATCTACCTAAGTCATATACGGGGTTGGGCGTGTCAACTGTTCCGCTCAACACTGTTGTTTTAGGCGCAAACCACATACAGGTTTTGCACTTCATACCATCGCTACGATGTTTCCAAGGATCGCTCATACTAACTCCTATTTAGACTTTCAATCTTTACCGCCCTTGAATGCCCTGCCACCAAAATGAAAGCTAATGATCGAAGCAAAGATCAATTGGGTATCGGTATCCCACAGTTTCTCAATCAGCACATCAAAAGAAATCCCATGATTCCAGGCATAGACAAACCCACCGATCTCAACAAAAGCAAACAGCAGGAAGAACCCGTATGTCAGCAATGGACGTACACCTGACCGTAGGTTGACCATCCACTGTGATGCACCCTGACCTATGGCAATGTCGTGAGCATAGATAGCAGTGCGTTCCGATGCCTCTGCTTCTATCATCTGGCCTTCTATTCTGATCTCTTCTACCCTTTGCTGTGCTTCAAAGCCTGCTTTGCGGAGTTCCAGTTCACGCTCGATCTGGAGTTGAGCCATTGCCATCTCATGCTTCTTGTCAGCACGGTCCTGAAAGAAACCGAGTAGCTTTGGTAAACCACCAGCCAGGAAGCTGATCAATGTAGATAGTAGGGTCAGCATGATTAGCCTTTCAGATCAAAACTAAGATTGGCATGGCGGGGGTATTGAACAACACGTTCCCCTTCTGGGCATTTGTATTTGATGGTTGCCAACAGAGTTGCTGCACCCGGTGCAATCTTCTCTTTTTTCACCATCGTCAATTGGTAGGTGAACGTATCAATTGTTGGCCCTGCTGGACCACTAAATTTGCTTGCTGTAGTAGTTGCTTCATGCACCATGCCTGATGCGTCACGGACACTTGGGGTGAAACTTTCTACAGAGCAATCATCACGCTTTTTGACCCGAGCAACAGTGACGTTGATAGGCTTTCCTGCTTCAGCTACGATCTTGAAATGCTCTGGATGCCACTCAAGAATGGCCCTGTCAAACCATCCAAACTTGTCGGCAAGGG